TGGTCGACAAACTGCTGACCCTCAAGCTGGCCGTTCTCTACGCCCAGGGTGATACCCGAATTCTTGGTCTGCCATGAACCGCCGAACAGCTTTTCACCCACGTACTTGGTGACAGCCTGATGCAGGGTCGAGCCGCTGAGAATGGCCGCCCATTTGCCGCCCACCACCTTGCTCAGCGCCTTGTCTTGCGCTTCGAAAAAGCCCGACATCGCCGCGCCCGGCGCCATTACGACCTTGCCCAGTGCGGTATTGCCGCCGCTGTCCATGATCTCACCCGCATCAGGACGAACCCCTGCATCGTACAACTTGCCGGATTGGTACATGCCCATGATGACGGCGAGCGGCCACATGGCGGCCGCACTGCTCACGGCCGCACTGATCTGCCCGCCCAGCGAAGCCGCCGTAGCAGCTGCGCCCGCCTCAGCCGCGGCATAGGTCGCCGCCGAGGTCGTGGCCACGCCAGTGGTGAACTGCGCGCCAACGGCGGCGGCACCCTCTGTTACCGCGCCTGACAGAAGCGCGCTAGATGCACCTTGCGCGCCGATGGTGGCTGCCGTCTGAACGGCTGCCGTGCCAGTGATGGTCGAGGCGAGACTGGTGAAACCATTGGACAGCGTGCTGCTGATGCTGGAGAGCATGTTGCCGTAGTAACTGGCACCGCCAGAGATCGCGCCACTGATGCCGCCTGATGCGTAGCCCGATGCAACCGACGAGCCGACACCGGTGATCGCGCTGTACGCCTGGTAAATGCTCTTACCCATCGAGACCAGGTTGCTGCCCATACCGGACATGCCGCCGCTTCCGCCCTGCTGGCCGGTCGCGCTGCCCAGCAATTTGCCCCATACCGACGACAGACCCTGGCCGTTGTCGGTGCCGGTCAGCCAGTTGCTGATCGACGCCAACAACGGCTTGGTGGTGAGCATGTGAGCGATCTCGCCCAGCGTCTGTTTGAAACCTTTCTTCAGGTTATCCCACAGGCTGTTCGCGCCGTCGCCGATGTTGCCCCAAGCCGTTGCGAAGGCTTCGTCGATACGATCGATAGCGCCCTCGGTCATCTGCCCCCACAGTGTGGCCTTGCTGCGATTGACCTCGTACTCGTTGCCGAGCTTGACCAGGGCATCTTGATAGTTGGCTGCGTTTTGCGGGTACAGCTCCATGGCCGCGTTGAGGGCTTTCTGATCCTCGGTGTAATCCTTGAGCAGCTTGGCCTCTGGATACAGACGATCCATGATCCCGCCAGAATTGGCGGCCTGCTGGGCGATCTTCAATGCGTTCTGCTGGGCTTTGTTCGCCAGCAGCAGTTGCTCGTACTCTTCGCTGCCGACCTCGATGTTCTTGCCAGTCAAGGCAATGGTCAGCGCCTTTTCGGCGTTGTACGTGGCCAGAGCGTCAGCTCCCATCAGGGTGGCCTTGGCCTGGGCAATCAGATCAGCCGTTTCTTTACCAAGGTCGAATGCAGACTTGCTAACAGCCAGTTTGTCCTGGGCATCCATTTGCGCTTTGATCTTGGCGATAACTTCGTCACGCGCCGCTGCGCCAGTTTTCAGCAGCGCCTCTTCGACCTTTTGCTGAAGGGTGAACTCACGGGACTTGTCAGTTCCTGCCAGGTAAGCAGCAGCCAACCCGGTCGCCGACGCGATGGCGATATCGGCCTGGGCCTTGAGGTCGGCGAGCGCCTTGGTTTGGTTTTTCGCCTCGGTCGCGGCTTCCTTGGTGGCACTGGAGCCGCTTTTGGTCGCCGCCGTGGCTTGCTTGGTGGCCTCTTTGGCAGCCTCAATCGCCGCGGCCTTGGCCAAGATGGCAGCCTTGTCGGTGTCGGTCAGCCCGGTATGTTCGGCGATGTAGCGATTGGCGATCTTGGTCGCGTCACCGCCGTCCTGCAGCCCGTCCAGTTGTTTCTGCAGGGTTTGCAGGTAGGTGGTACCGGCCGCGCTCATGCCTTTCTTGGCCGTGTTATTGGCCTCGGTTTCGGCGGTGTTGGCATTGAGTGCACCGCTCTGCTCATTGAGCTTGAGCGTGACTTCCTTTAGAACGCCGCCGGCATCGCTAACCACGCCCGCCTGTTTAATCCAACTGTTGATCTGCGCATCATCGATTCCGCCCTTGCCACGCAACCCTTCCAGAATCGGCGTCAGCGATTGACCATTGGCCTGAGCCTCTTTCAGCCGCGCAATCAGCTCCGAGTATTCCTTGAGCTGCACGGAATAGCCGCCTAACCGTGCCTGGCTCGGGTCGACCGTCGCGGCACGGATCGATGCCGCCAGGTTGCCGAACTCACTGGCCACGTCCTTGGCCGCCTTCGCTTGGGCCTCGCCCCAGCGCACCAAGGCGGCTTTACGCTGGTCTTCATTCAGCGCCTTGAATTTGGCGATGACCTGATCCAACGGCGCCTTCATCTCGTCCAGGCTGATGGTCGCCTGGTTGGTGCTGTCGCGCATGGTCAGAAAGGCAATGCCGGCACCTACCGCGAGCGCCGCGATGCCCACCGGACCACCGAGCAGGGCCAGCAAACCGCTACCGGCGCGCGCCGCCAATGAAGAAGCGGCAGCCAGCTCGGCCTTGGCCGCCGCAGCAGCGGTGGTCGCGGCGGTGTCCTTGGCCAGCGCCGCCGACTCGGCCGTGAGCACCGCGCCGAGCTGCGCACCGGCCTGGGCGGCGGCCTTTTTCGCCGCCGCCAGTTCCAAATCCGTCGCGGCCAACGCGTTGGTGTACTTGATCTCCTCAACAGTGCCCACGGCCAACGCCGCCTGGTAGGCCAGCTGGTCGCGCGCCGCCTGCAGGATGCGCACCTTGGCCAGCGCCGCTTCCTCGGTAGCCCGTGCGCTTACCGCGGTGGCCATGGCCTCGTTGGCCAGCGCCGCCGCAAGGCCCGCCGCCGCCGTGGATTGCTCGACCTTGGCCAGGGCATTGCCCTTCACCGCCAGGGTGTCGGCCAGGGTGGCCTTGGTGCTGGCGAGCACCTGGCTGGCGTAGCTGATAAAACTCGCGGCAACCTTGGCGCCCAGTACCCCGGCCAGCAGGTTGATGTTATCCACCAAAAAGCCGATGCCCGCGCCCAGGGCTTCCATGGCACCGTTGTCGGACATGCCATTAAGGCGCTCGGTGACCTTCTCGATGCTCGGCAGCAGACCGACCACCAATTGATTGGAGGCACCAGAGAACGACGTTTCCAGGGTGCGAATCGACTGATTGACCGCCACCAGGCGATCAATCTGGATCGTCGTGAGGACTTTACCGGCGCGCTCGGCCTGATCGCCGAGCTCCTTAAATCCCTGGCCATTGTTGCGCAGCAGCGGAATCAGCGCGGTGGTCTCGTCCGCCATGGCCTCCATGTAGAAGGTCATTTCCTGCTGGTTGAGGCCGGCCTTTTCCAGGGAGCTGTAATACAGCTGCAGCGCCTGGGGCCCCGAGAGATTGCGGAACATCTCCGCCGTCACCCCGATCTTGGGCGCAATGTTGGTGAAAAAGTCTTTCATCTCGCCGCCGCCGGTGGAAATGAATTCCCCGACCCGGTCGTTCACATCCTTGAGGATGTCGGACAGTTTCTCCTGCTCGACGCCGACCGTTTTTGCGCCCGCGGCAAATCGCTGGAAGTCGGTGGTCGAGGCGTTGGCCAGGGACGATAGATTGCGCACTTCCTGGGCGTACTGCGCGGTCTTCGTGGTGATCGCGACCAGCCCCGCCACCGCGCCGACGGACGCCAGGCTGATACCATTAAACGCCGAGCTGACCGCCTGCTGCAGCGCGCTGGCATTGGCCCCGGTGCGGTCAAACGCACTATCGATACGGCCAAGGCTGGTATCCATTTTTCCAGCCGACTGCGCCACCGCTGCTTCACCGCGAGCAATCTCCTGGCGAAGCTGCGCCGTGGTCGCCTCGATGCGAATCAACATACCCTGTACGTCGGCGTCAGCCATTGCTTTTCTCCGGACATTAAAAAACCGGCTCATGGCCGGTTTGCGGGCGTAACAAAGCCCGTGCTGGACGGGCTTAAATTTATTCGTACCTGATTGCTACCTACTTCAAAACCTACTGAACCCGGTT